AAATACCGCAGATGGGACCCACCACCCACTGGGTCGTTTCGCGTGCCCGCCCGCCCGCCAGCCCGCCCGCTCGCCTGATTCTGACCGGCTGGAGGGGACCCGGTACCCGTGGCGCATTCCGGGCCGCGCATCGCGCCCGCTCGCCGATAGTCGCGCCCGGTTATGTGCGGGCACATGCCCGCCACATGCGGGCGGAGATATCCGCTCTACGGTAAAGCACGAAAATAAACCTATGAAAACGCGCAAAAAGGCTATTGACACAATCCGCTTGCGTACAGAATGGGCGTCCCGGACAAACCAACGCGACCGGGCGCAGAGGGCAACCTATGAAAACGATTAGCTTTAACACGGGCCGCGGATATACCGAAAATGGCCAGCGGATTGCAGCGGGCCAGCTTGATTGCGGGCGCGTGCTTTTTGTCGATATCGACCGCGGCATTGATTACGTAACGGCGGAGCCATGCGAGCTAAGCCAGCGGGCCGTTATGCGCGCCTATGATTACGACAGCACGACTAGTGCCTACGGAATCATTCCGGACTATGAAATTAGAGAAAACATGATTTCAGAATTGAAAGCGCTTGCAGCGAAGCTTTGAAACCCACAAAACACTAAAAGGTGACATATGACGCGAGATTGGATGCTATCGGAGATTAAATACAGCGCGGCGCGATTATTGCGCGATGGAAATGGCGCGAGCTTATCGCCAGCTGACCGCATGGAAATTGCAATTGGAATCGCATTCGAGCGGGCCATGGCCCGGCTACCGATGGATGATGCATCGGAGCTTTATTGCGATATCGATGCAAACTATCCGGACTATGTAAAAGCTATCAAAGCGCTCTTACACGAAAAAGCTTAAGCGGATCCGCGAAAGAAATTCAAACGACACCAAACTAGGAAAACCAAAACGATGCAAACTCAAAACACGGTCAGCTACTCGGTCCACTTCACGATCGTTTCATCGAATCAGAAAATCGGACCGATTCCAGCGACTACCAGCACGGAAAAATTTTGCCCGATATCGTGCCCGCTGAATCGGGCGAATGCGGGCGGATGTTATGCGGATTATGGTCCGCAAGCTATCCACTGGAAAAAGGTAACTAATGGCGAGCGCGGCGGCTCGTGGTCCACATTGTGCGAAAACGTGCGCAAGCTTCCGCGCGGTCAATTGTGGCGTCATAACGTGTCCGGCGACTTGCCGACCGCTGACCGCGTGCACATTGATGCGGAAAAGCTGGCGGAGCTTGTGGAAGCTAATCGCGGCCGGAAAGGTTTCACGTACACGCACCACGACCCGCTCGCGCCCGGTAACGCGGAAGCTATTCGAGCCGCGAATGCTGGCGGGCTGACCGTAAATCTGAGCGCCAATACGGTGGCGGAAGCTGACAAGCTCGCCGAGCTTGAAATTGCGCCGGTCGTGGTCGTGCTACCGGCTGATGCGCCGCGCACATTGAAAACGCCAGCGGGCCGGACCGTGGTGTCGTGCCCGGCTGAGTACTCAGATATCAATTGCGCCCGCTGTGGCTTATGCCAACGGCAAGCTGGCGAGCGCCGCGACGTTATCGTGGGTTTTCACGCGCACGGTACCGGCAAGCGGAAAGCCGACGCGGTAGCTCGCGCCGCCTGAGCTTGCAGCTTATAAAGCGCCCGCCCATGGGGCGCTTTATGGGGTGCAATCTCGCGCCGATACTTTGGAGCACATCACATGCCCGCACAGCTCGACGCGCCCGTAGGCTAGTCGCGCCCGGAGCTTGACCGGCTGATTTTCGCGCGGGCCGCGTGCTCGCCACGGATTCGCTCGCCTATTTTCCGGCGAGCCTGAAAACCCTCGGTTTCGAGGGCCGGTGCCATTTTGCGCCCAGAAGCGCCCGAGCCTATCCCTGTGATTAGGGGTCAGAATCCGTTTTGCCCGGATTTTCGGGAATCGGCTCCGCGTCTATCGTGATCCCTTTTTGAATTAGCCCGGTTAATTCGGACATCAGCTCACCCCGATGGTGCACGACTTCCACGCTGGCATTCACATCGACCTGCTGTCGGTCCGACCATCCGAGGCGCGTCTTTGTGAGCCAGATCGCTGCCGTGTCGGAGCCAGCGATCGCCCGCTGGGCGAGGCTACCGACGACCTCAGCCATGATGTTAGTCCGGCCATGTGTCATTTCGTCGTGATAGTGCTGGCCCAGTGTTTCCGGGCTAATTTTCAGCGCCGCGCAGATTTGTTCACGCGGAAAGCCAGCGAGGGCCATAGTGGCAACTGACTTAGACAGAATCGGATCAGGATGCGCCCAGCGTTTTCTGGCATCTTTTAGCGTTTGTACAGTCTGGAGTTCTTTCGACTCTTCCGGAGCCACAGGGGGACGACCCCGCCCGCGCTTTTTCACCGGATTTTCCGTGTCAACTTTCACAGTCACGGCTCCCTCTTCATTGGTCCGTTGCATGTGGGGAATCTACAACCAAACTGCCCTGCCGCCAAGCGGGCAAAAGCATGAAAAAGAACAAATAGAACTAATTATGTTGCGCACTAACAACACCCACTCGTAAGTTGTTGATCCATAAAGGGTAGAGTATATATATATATTATTATTTATTATTATATTTCTTTCTCTATCTCTTTCTGTCTAGTCGTCCCTCTGAGTTGTCCACAAGTTATCCACAACCTACCTTGATATGAAGTAATTAAAGTAAATTATTCTAAGCCCATGTTCCATAAGGCTTTTTCGACAAAAAAGGGCCTAGAATTAATTATGAAGAAATAGAACTAATGGGATCAGCACACCCCCTCCGGCCACGATGCGGTTAAATGCCGCGCACAAATGCCATGCATTTTGACTTGCAATGACCTATTGCAGAGCAACCCGCTTGTGCTAGTATCAAGCCGTCCAAACCCAAACTCAAACGAGGCAAACGATGAACACCGAGTTTTTTCCGAAAGTGAACGGCTACTCACCATGGGGTCAACTCATCAGCGCGAACCGCCTTGCCGAGGGCATCATTCTGGTATCGAGCCAGACCCACGGTGGAATCTGGTTATCGCCCGAGCGCCGCGCTCAGCTTGCCGAGCAGTCACCGTGGGCCATTCAGGCCGTCGAGGGCCGCAGCTATTGCGCAAAGCCAATGTGGTGGGAGGAAGACTGCGAGGCCGTACTCCCGCTGATCGCCTTCTGGGATGAACTGCCGGTCCTGATGCGCCGCAATTCCTACTACACGCGCCTGATTCGCACCGCGAACTCCACCTACGGGCTGACCCTCTCGGAGGCAGCATGAACAAGCACACCACCGGCCCATGGAAAGCCACTCACGCGATCGGCGACCAAGGCATCGCCCGCCACATCTGGTCCGCCACCGATGGCGTCACGAGCCATCGCGAACTGGTCGCGATGATTCCTGATGTTGATGGCGATCGCGAGCACATCAACGCCGACGCCAATGTCATCGCAGCAGCACCCGAGATGCTCGCCGCCCTGCAAGCCATCACGAGCTGCAACGTCTACGGGGATCCCGATAAGTGGAATGCTTGCGTGGACCTGTGCTTCGAGGCCATCGCGAAGGCCACTGGAGGTGCGCGATGAGACAGCCCCAAACCCCTCGCGAGGCACTCACCCTCGCCCTCTTCCTTGCTATCACGGCACCGACCGATGAGCAGTCCGAGCGGGCGAGTGAGCTTGCGAATGAGCTAGCTCGCTGGATGCACCCAGACGACATCAGATCAGCAAAGCTCGCCGCCAAGCGCCGAGCCGCGAGGGTGCTCCAATGAAGCGCCTCCAACTGGCCATGTCACCCGCCAACGGGCGCTGGTATCGCGTCTCGGTCACTCAGATGCGCTACTTCCCGATTAACCGGCTGGATGCGCTGGAGCTACTGCGCACCGGTAAAGCCACGGAGGTGCTCTACAGGCCGTTTTCACGCCCGGACCTACAGCGAGCTACCCGGTACGTCGAGGAAGCCATCCAGAGGGCGCTGGAGGGCACCAGATGAAACGCGGAACCATCTTCGAGCACCGGCACTGGCTAGACGCCAAGCACATGCCACTGCTCTGTCAGGTCACGGCAACGGCTCGGGATGTCGTCTATTGGACGACATATGACCCGGCCAACCCGCACCCTAAGAGTCGATCCTACTTTTACGTTCAAGACATCCCAAAGTACGTGGGACAAATTCTGGAGGAACCCAAATGAACCCGTTAAGAGTCAACCGCATGATGTTCTCGGAAATGTTCTGGCAGATAGTGCGCAACAACCGGCCACGCCCGCCTGAGCTAGCCACCGATATGGACACCTTGAGCGATTTGGTGGAGAGCGCGGATTACAAGACCGGCACCATTAATTTGGAAGATGCGTTTTGTCTTTTTGATTTGGTGAGCTACTTCAACCCGAAGGGCATCGCCGAGGTGGGCACCTTCATCGGGAGATCCACGATCGCGATGTCATACGCAGCCGAGGTGAACACGACTATCCACACCTGCGATGCCAGCAACGCGATCGAACTGCCCGCCCTCGGTCGGGCGAAGATCCACCAGTACCCGCGCAAGACATCGACCGAGATGTTTGAAGAGCTGATCACGCAGAAGGTTAAACCGGACTTTTTCTACATAGACGGGCGCTTGAGGGGCGACGATGTCGCGCTTATGGCGAAGCTCAACAAGAATGCTGTGATCCTGCTGGACGACTTCGAGGGGGTTGAGAAGGGCGTCTCGAACGCTCAGCTATTGCTCTTCAGCACCGAGTTCAACGGGCACATGCTGATCTACCCGAGAACACCGCACGGGAAGACAGCAGTAATGCTACCCATTTCGATACTGCAATTTGTCGTTCAATGACCCCTTGCACAGCGCAAGCGGCTTGAGTATTATCCACCTGTCGATATCACGAACTGCAAACTAATTAGGAGATTTGCAATGCGATACGAAGTGACGATGAGCGGTGCCAACGGCACCTTCTTTCAGGGCCTCGTGCTGGCCACCTACTCGGAACTGGTCAATGCATTCGGTCGCCCTCTTCCGGGCGACGGCGAGAAGACCCAAGCCGAGTGGGTCATTGAGTTCTTCGACGAGAACGACGATCTGCACGTAGCCACGATCTACGACTGGCGCAAAGACACGCCCCCTGAGCAGGTCACGATCTGGAACGTGGGCGGGTTCAAGCCCAACGTCGTGGAGATGGTCGAGGACGCCATCTCTTACGCTCGGGACATGCGCTTTGAAGAAGAGAACCGCATGTACCAGTGGGATCTGGATTGGGCGCAGGAAGAACTGGACCGCCGATCAGCCCACTAAAACAACCCCCTTGCGCTTAACCGCCAAGGGGCGTAACTTCTACGCAACCAGCTTGAACCCAAACGATACCCAAACACACAGGAACACAAAAATGGACATGTACTACTACTGCCGCAAGTGCGACACCGAGTTTGAGTGCACCGAGGTTTATAGCAACGCCTACGGCGATTGGGATGTCTGCCCGTACTGTCTCGGTGAGGACTACTACGAGTTGGAGTTCAAAGAGGAAGAGCTGCTTGAAGACGAGTGAGTTCTGGATGATGTACGGGCTGAAGTCGAAGCCCGTGCGATTCTGTCCAACCTGTCACACGGAGCACTACGGCAAATGTCACTTCCTGCGATCAAAGAAACACAGAAAAGCAAAAGCCGAGCAAGTCGCCCGCTGGAACGAAGCGCAGCAGGAGCGTAAGAGACTCTTTCACGCGCAGAAATTAATCAAGGAGTTATGTGATGCGGTCGAAACCGGAAGACGAACTGCAAGACCCACGGGTTGGCTCGGTCGAAAGCCGGGTCCGAAAAGTAGACTGGCTGTGGGGACAGATCAAGGAAAAGCAAAGAGAAATACGATTACTAGAAAACGAACTAGCGAGGACAACGAACGATGAATATCTGGATCACGATCCTAGATTGGATTGAACGCCGTAAGGCAGAAGCATACCGAGAATGGGCGAGCGTACCGGAGCCGAACTGGGCTTGCTCACGCCGACGCAGCGGAGGGAACTACTGGTGAAGATTGAAACTAGAAAGCCGCGCACTTCAAAAGACGCGCAAATGGAAGAGATTGCCAAACTACTGGCGCAGCTTGACGCCATGGAAGTTGAGAAGGTCAAAGAGAAAGCCGAGATGATCTTCATTGAGATCATGGTTCTGGTCTTTGGTTTGATGATTGGATTCGCTATCGGGAGATTGTGGTAATGAAAATCGAAGTCAGCTCCGACCTGCTCGAAGAGATCACGGCAGCGGAATTGCAGCGCACCATGAAGCAACTCCAGCAAGACTACAAACTCCGCAAATCAGGGAAGTGGATGGCGATATTCGATACCGACAAGGCAGCGGATCTGGCAGAACTGAAACGGCACATCGACGCATTCAAGTTGGTGGGAAAGTATTACGGAGCGAAGCTATGACCCGCGACGACATCATCCGACTGGCGCGAGAGGCTGGGTGGAAGCCTCTTGGTGAAAACCCAAAAACAGAGTTTACTTTTTTTCTTGATAATCTTGAACGCTTCGCTGCCCTCGTTGCCGCAGCCGAGCGGGAGCGCATGGATCTGAACGCCATTCATTCCTGCCACGCGGAATGCCAGAACCCTTTCTGTGTACGAGTGCGCGAAGCCGTAGCACATGAGCGGGAGGCGTGTGCAAAGGTGTGTGAAGAATTAGAAAATCAACGCATTAATTCATCGTCCTTAAGCGGGATGATTTTTGGTTCTTCCGCAGAAGAATGCGCCGCTGCCATACGCGCTCGCAGTAACACCGGCATCAAGTGGGAGGTAGAACCATGAACGACCCGATGGCACGAGGCGGAGTGCGCCGCTACTTGGACACCGTAACCCCCGAGGAATACATCCCCGACACGGGCGAGGTGAACCTGAAAGAGATGACGCTCACGGGACTGGCTGACTTATTCGGCAGCGACAAGGGCAACGTAAAGCATTGCTATACAGACGTATACGAGCGCATCGTAGCCGAGATGATCCGCACCGAGGGACAGCCCCGGCACAAGTGCGTGTTCGAGATAGCCGAAGCCGGTGTAGCGTGTGGCGCATCACTCCACATGTGGGCGCATTACCTACCGGCATCGAACATCACGGGCTTCGACATCCGCGAGGAGTGCGCGAGCCTGTGTAAAGACCTGCCGAACGTGGACATTCATATACTCGACTTGTGTAAGAACGCACCGCCTGATGATGCGATGTACGACCTGTTTATTGACGATGCGAGTCACATCTCGGAGCAGATGGTTGAGATGTTTGGGAATGTGTGGGAGCACATCCGACCCGGCGGTTACTACGTCATAGAAGACTTGAAGTGTACTTACAACGACGCCTATACCAACCAGTTCCGTCAGTACTTTGACGCAACCGTAGTCAACAGTCGTGAGACGGTGATGTCGTTTATGGATCAGATCATGCGGATCGTCGATGCGCGTGGACAGATCGCAGAGTTTAGTTACTACCCCCAACTTTTAGTGATTCGCAAAGGTGAAACATGACTGACAGTAGTTCTATCAGCAGCGAGGTGGACTTTGATTACCTTGCTAACCCGACGACCAAGACTGAAGAAGAGGTCTGGTGCAAGATCAACCCGGAAGGGAAGCTAGAGCATTTTGATTGGAACTTTGTGGAGAAGACAGCGCGAGAGTTTGACGCAGCCGGAGCGGTAGCCCCGAAGAACAACGCGCAGATCATCTGCAAGCTCGCAGTCCTGATCCGTCAGCAGACATTAGAACAGGCAGCGCAGTTACTCTTGAAGTACAAAGATGTATCAGCCGCATCATCAGTCGTGGTTTTGAAAGATCTTTTGGAGGAAGAAGTATGAGCAAGAAGGACGACAGCGCAGCCTACGGTATGGAGTTGCGGGATTACTTTGCAGCAGCCGCCCTTTAAGGGATGCTGGCGGATTCAAATGTAGAGGGTAGTGCCGCTACTGTGGCTAAAATTGCATACAAATTTGCCGATGCCATGTTGAAAGAGCGAGCGGAGAAGCCATGAGCCGTTTTGTTTTCTTTCACGTTGGGGCGGACATTACCTTCCCGACCAAGATGGTGGCGTCGCTCAAGGCGGTGATGCCGGATGCCGAAGTCATTATGTGTACGGACGACGCTACCCCGAAGGTCGATGGCGTTGATGAGTACAAATACTCCAAAGGCGACCCGGCACAGATTATGTACTGGCGAACCCGCGCATTCGCAGAGGCACGGCTAACAAAGCCTGCTATGTACATCGACACCGACATGCTGTTCGTTCTGCCGGTTAACCCGGAAGCGATTCTGGGCAATAAGGAAGTGATCTTCTGCCGCAGATCGTTTGATCGTGATATGGGATTCAACGGAGAGCAGCGAGGCGGAGTGTTCAAGAAGTACCACAACATCCCGCTCGGTACGCTGTACCCCTATCTCGGCTGCGCGACCATCACGAGCAACTACCATGCGTGGAAGTGCATGGCGATTCTGATGGGATTCATGGATCAGAATCTGCGCTCGTGGTACGGGGATCAGGAGGCGCTCAAGGTCTACTCGCACATGCTATATACGCACCTCGTTGGCGAGATGGAGGAGAGCGAATATGCCTGTCTACCGGAGCGTGTTATTGGGGGACACGTACCCAAGATTCTGCACTTCAAAGGACCCGCTCGTAAGGAGGCGTTCCTCAATGCTTAAAGTTTTTATTGGGTGGGACAGCCGCGAAGAGGCAGCGTATGAGGTGTGCAAGAAGTCGCTTGAGCTTCACACTTCAGTCCCGCTCGACATCACCCCCATAAAGCAAAACGATCTGCGCGAGCAGGGTATTTATTGGCGTGGGGTCGATGCGCTCGCGTCTACGGAGTTCAGCCTCACGCGGTTTCTGACTCCACACCTCGCGGGGTACACCGGCTGGGCGGTCTTTGTAGACTGCGATTTTCTTTTCCGGGGGGACA